TATATCTGCAACTACCACCGCAGTGGTGTTCTATGGCTAGTGCTGCATGGACTCGCAAGGAAGGCAAGAACCCGAATGGCGGTTTAAACGCCAAGGGCCGAGCCTCTGCGAAGAAAGAAGGGCACAACTTGAAACCTCCTCAACCAGAGGGCGGCTCAAGGCGCGACTCTTTCTGCGCCCGTATGAGTGGGATGAAAAAGAAACTGACATCCGCAAAAACAGCGAACGACCCGAACTCTAGGATTAACAAAAGTCTTAGAGCATGGAACTGCGCTGAAGGTGGGTATATAACGGCGGCTGACGGGATTGCTCAAAAGGGCAAGACTAAAGGAAGGATGTGTTGATATGGCAGATGAAAACGAGCCTTACAGACTGTACGACAACAAGTCGCGTGCTTTCGTTAATCAAAAAAATTACGCGTCTGAGTCGACTGCAAATAAAGCCGCAGAACGCAGAAATTTAGAATTTGGTGCCCATCGCTATTCCGCTGAAAAATATAGTGATATTGTGAGTCGTAACACACCTAAACCTAGTTCTATGACTGGCGGTGGCGGACGCTCAGGAAATTTGAATATTGATGGTGGTATGGGGGTAGGATCGCCAAGTTTAGACAATCCAATTAAACAGGCAAAAGGCGGTAAAGTTTCCGCATCTACTCGTGCTGACGGCTGCTGCGTCAAAGGCAAAACCAAGGGAAGAATGTGCTAATGGATGCAAACCTTATTTGGTCAGCAGTTTTGTCTATCGTGATGGGAGCATTTGGCTTCTTCATGCGGGAGAAACTTGCCCAAGTCAGAGACATGGGCGAGGACATTAAACGTATTGAGCGCCTATTAAACATAACCCGTGAGGAGGTAGCCCGTGATTACGTTACTCAAGCAGAAATTCAACGCATTACTGACCATATTGACCAGCGCTTTAATCGTCTTGAAGCAAAGATTGACCAGCTTATTCAAGCGGGAAAATAATGCCAAGTAAGAGCAAAGCTCAGCATAATCTTATGGAAGGCGTGGCACACAATGCTGCGTTTGCCAAGAAGGTTGGGATCCCACAATCCGTGGGACGCGACTTTGCAGAAGCGGATAAAGGAAAGAAATTTAGCAAGGGTGGCGCAAACTCCCAAGCTGCTAGACAATCAATCAACCAGCCTAAAACCAATCACGGTGAACAGGCACTTTTTAAACAAGGTGGAATTATGGCTACAAAAATGGGTAAACCAACAATGAAGGCTGGCATGAGCATGGCTAAGGACGGCATAAAAAAGCCTACTCCTATGGCTAAAACATCTATGCTAGGCAGCATGATGGGCATGAAAAAAGGCGGAATGCATAAGATGCCTGATGGCAAGATAATGAAAAATTCTGCTATGAAGAAAATGGCAGACGGCGGCATGACTATGGTCGAGAAGGGCGGAAAAATGGTTCCCGACTTTGCGGCTGATGGCGTTGGAAAGATGAAACATGGCGGCATGGCCAAAAAAATGATGGGCGGTGGTATGACTTACGCTAAGGGCGGCGGCATTGAGTCCAAAGGTAAAACCAAAGGCAAACAGGTTTCTATGGCCGGCAATAGGGGCATGAAGTCTGGTGGCATGGCTAAGAAATATTGTTAAGGAGTTATCATGAAAAAGATGAAACACTATCAAGTAGGCGGAGAGCTAGACTCTATGGAGTCTGCTAACTTTGATCCAGAGGCTTTAGATATACAGAAAACAACAAATTTAGAAGCAGGCGACCGCATGCTAAAAGAGATGCGTGATAAAGAAATAGATACAAAGAAAAAAATGATGAAGCCAAAAGTAATGGCTAAGACAACCCCTAAGCCAAGCGTTGTTTCTGAAACAAAATCCGCCGCTAAGCCCGATGTAACTAATATGTCTTTGTCAGAACGCGCAGCAGCAAGCCGTGAAAGCGCTAGATCAGGCAGCGGTCCAACTGACACACGATCTGTTAGCCAACGTTTACGCGCTGCTTTTGGTATGGCTAGTGGCGGCACCGCTTCTTCCCGTGCGGACGGAATTGCGCAAAAAGGCAAGACTCGCGGAAAGATGTGCTGATATGGCAACCGCAAAACCCGCAACTAGCGTAGTTAAGTCTTTAAAAAAGGCTGGGTTTTACGGTGCAAGTGAACCAAAACGGTTGGCTATTATTAACAAAGTTACAACTAAACCTCAGCGGATAAAAATGGTTGATAAATTGTTTTTAGCCAAGAAAGTTAAAGGTGGTAAAAAATGATGTCAAGTCGTGGTATGGGTGATATTAATCGCTCTAAGATGCCCAAGAGTAAAACCATTAAACGCACGGATGAACCACAAGATGTGGAAATGTATGCGGGCGGTGGTCTCTATGCCAACATTGCAGCAAAGAAAAAACGCATTGCCGAAGGCTCTGGTGAGAAGATGCGTAGTGCAGGTTCAGCAGGTGCTCCTAAGAAGGGCGACTTTGCTAACGCGGCTAAGACGGCTTCTTACAAACACGGTGGGTTGGCACAACAAGCAGCAACTGCTATTGCCATGAAAGAAAAAGGCGTAAAGCCTAAGAAGATGGCTGAAGGCGGTAAAACAAAATCTAAGGTAAATGAGGCAGGCAATTACACTAAACCTGAGTTACGCAAACGTATTTTTAACAGTGTTAAAGCTGCGGCAATTGTAGGTACAGGCGCAGGGCAGTGGTCAGCACGTAAAGCTCAAGTCATGGCTAAACGCTATAAGGCTGCGGGCGGGGGTTACAAAGATTGAAAGCGCCACAGCAATCCCTTAAAAACTGGGGCGACCAGAAATGGCGCACTAAGTCGGGAAAGCCATCTTCAAAGACGGGTGAGCGCTATTTGCCAGAAGCGGCAATCAAGTCTTTAACCTCTAAAGAGTATGCGGCAACTACCAAAGCAAAGCGTGCAGGTAAAGCCAAGGGAAAACAGTTTGTGGCTCAGCCAAAAGGCATAGCAAAGAAAACAGCAGGATTTAGATAATGGCAAATACATCTGGACTATCCACGTTTAACCTTGACCTCTCCGATCTAATCGAGGAGGCTTTTGAGCGTTGCGGATCAGAGTTGCGTACTGGATACGACATGCGTACTGCGCGCCGGTCTATTAATCTATTAACGATTGAGTGGGCAAACAGAGGCATTAATCTGTGGACTGTTGAGCAAGGCCAGATTGTTATGAACACTGGACAGATTTGCTATCCGTTTCCTCCAGACACCATTGATTTATTGGATCAGGTAACGCGAACTGGCACGGGGACAAATCAGTCTGACCTCAGTGTTACTCGTATTTCTGAGCCAACTTACGCAACCATCCCCAATAAGAACGCTACTGGAAGACCAATCCAAGTCTGGATTAACCGTCAGTCTGGGCAAACAAATGCAACAACTGTTGTCTTGACTCAGGCAATGACTTCTTCTGATACAACAATAAACGTCAGTGATATTTCCCAATTGTCTACAACTGGGTTTATAGATATTACGACAGGCGCAGTTACGGAGACAGTTTTGTATCAAAACGTAGTTCCTACGCCATCTGTTAATGCTAATCTTGGAGAGTTAACTAACTGTTTTCGTGGTCAATACAATACTTTGGCTGCCGCCCACACAATAAATGGAACAACTATAGCGGTAAACAATCTACCAAACATCAATGTGTGGCCGGCTCCAAGCGATCCGGGAAGTCAGTACACATTTGTTTATTACCGTATGCGCCGCGTCCAAGATGCTGGAAATGGCGTAAATGTTCAAGACATTCCGTTTAGATTTGTGCCTTGCATGGTAGCTGGATTGGCTTTCTATCTTTCTCAGAAGATACCAAACGCAGCCGCGCGCAGCACTTATTTAAAATCAGAGTATGAGGAGCAGTGGTTGCTGGCTTCTACGGAGGACAGGGATAAATCTGCTGATCGTTATGTTCCAAGGAACATGATGTATGCCTAATAGATTTGCATCGGGCAAATATGCAATTGCTGAGTGTGATCGCTGTGGTCAGCGGTACATGCTCAAGGAGCTGAAGAAGTTAACAATCAAGACTAAGACGGTAAACATAAAAGTTTGTCCTGAGTGTTGGGAGCCAGATCAGCCGCAGCTACAGCTTGGTATGTATCCTGTGGAAGATGCCCAAGCATTGCGTGAGCCGCGTACCGATACTAGTTATCAAGTATCTGGTTTGTTAGCAGACGGGTCTAGCGGTGGTGGTAGTAGGATTTTCCAATGGGGCTGGAATCCTGTTGGTGGATCAAGCGGTTTTGATGCGGCGTTGACACCAAATAATTTGAATTTGGTTGTACAACTTGGTACAGTAACGGTTAGCGTAACTTAGGAGTTAAAAATGGACAAGAAACAGGTCAAAG